TATATGGCATATATCTTTTTCCTTTTTTATTCTAGTGCATCAGGAACATATGCGCTGATGTCATCTGTATTCTCTAGCGTAGCCAGATGTGTCTCAACAGCAGGAGGAAGATCACGCAAAGCAACCTTCTTGGCAGCTACGTCAGTTTTATCTAACCCAGTTGGGTGAACACCTTCATCAGCCAGTTGATATTCGAGATCAAGCTCTTTTAGTTTACTGTTACGAACACCACGAATATCCTCCAGCCGCTCTTCACGGGCTTTTGGTAGACGCCATTCGTGCGTCTTCAGGTCTTCTGCGCTGATCTCGACCATCAACGTATCCGCATCTGGTACGATTTCCGGTGTGACTTCGTTGCCATCAATATCACGTTCAGCGGGGATGGTCGCTGCCTCTACGGCCTCTGCGATGATACCGCTGACTGATCCGGCATCACCAACTACGGTAACTGTGCCGTCAGCGTTTACGATTAATTCATTCATTTTCTAGTTCTCCGAAAAATACCAGCATAACAAATCCTGTGTCTGCTATGGAACTCTGATCCTCAGTTTTAATGTCGATGTAATTGCTCCCGTTGTCGTACATATAAATATCTTCATTTTCAGTCATGCCCACCACAGCAAAGCCGGGAGAACCGGATGCGCCGGGGTTTTTGAAAGGAGTAGCAAGAGTTATTCTATAATGGCCTGTCCCCAAATCGGTATAACTTTTAATGTTGAAGGTGGCTAAAACAGCGTTGGTCGTTCCTTTGAAAGAAATCCATGCTGCGGCCTTCGACAGATCAGGACCGGCTGGCATATCACTAGCCAGACCCCGCACCATCTCGTTGACCTGCCTTTGATCAACCGCTGGGGCAGTGACGTATGCATTGGCAGTGTTCTGTTCTGTCCGTAGGTCGCCCCAGAGCTTACCCTTTTCGGATGAGCCGCTATTCACGGTGGGTTTACCGGCATCAGCGAATAACTTGTCTACCGCCAGACCATCAAAGATCGTGATGGCATCAGTCTGGGTGACCAGAACCTTACCTGTCAACGGATCGACATCAACATCCAGTACGGCATCGGTGCTGCTGGATTGCAACAGACATTCGGCAGAGGCAACGAACATCGGCTTTTCTGCATCGTACATCTGTCTGATTTGAGTGGCGGTTGGGGCGGTGGCTGAAACCCGTGCCAACGCTAACGTGACACCACCGGCTGAACCGCTACCATTTGGCATGGCACCAATACCTATCGTACCATCAGGATCAGTCACGGTATTCATAGCCAGAACGTGAGTTCCTTCTAAAGCACCATCTCGGTAAATTCTGCCTTCATCTGTAGCTCCAGAAGAATCAAATACTGCAACTATATGATGCCATGTGTTGTCATCATTTCCTCCGCTCGAACTTACACGAATGTTGCTAGAACCATCAGACACTTCAAAGCGAAACTTATCGCTATCATTGCCCCGAAATTGAATGTACCAAAAATGGCTTGCGCTATGTCTGCCAAATAACCAATATTCGCCAGTACCAGTGCCGTTTGCTTTCGCCCAGAAACTCAAAGAAAAACTGCCAGTACCGAAATCAAAATCAGCATCAAAGGCATCGGTCAAATAGTTTGAACCACTCCACCCGCTATACCCCATCAATTCCGCACTGGTTTCCACAGCCGCTTCGGTCAGGCCACCGCCGTTATGGGTGAGGGTGTTGGCCTTGTAGCTGCGGTCCGCTGTTACGCTGTTGGCTAACCATGCGCCACGAATGTCGCCAAACAGATTGCCGGTGTTGTATGTACGATTGACCATCGCTGTTGCATATTCCACACCTGTTGCGCCGCCGCCACGCACTGCACCCTTCGAAAAGGTTAGTCCGTTTGCATGAGCGCCAACCATCAGGTCGCCCGATACATTCATCCCATTGGTAGCACCGAAACCGTTTGGTCCGGTAAGGGTGCTCATAGATTGGGAATGGCTCCAATCGTCTGCGGTTATTTCTGAAATCGGAATATTGGACACATCCACCCTGTCCCCGGTATTAAAGGTATTCGCAATATATCCCTGCGGATAGAGGGCAACCGACTGGCCGCTGGCCTCAATGGTTCCAGCTTTATTATGCACGTTGCCGTCATATTTTATTAGTCCGCAGACATCTGCTCCGGTGCCGTAGGCAACTGCAAACGACGGCATCGGGCCACCTGTGCGGGGATCAAGTGGGAACGCAGGGGAAATACCCGCTGCGACATAGGCTACATCATTATCGGTCAGTGCCGGTGTCGTGCTTGAGGTTAAACTTTTAGGCCAGCCACTCGTTCGTTCTGCCCAGCTACCGCTATGTGGGTCAATAATACTGATGCCGTCTTCACTTCCTATAATGATGTAACCCATACATGCTGCCACTGATGTTGGCGTTGCAGCCCCAGTTATCGTGACTGTCCCTAAAGACGTGGTCGATGGTGCACCACCAGACTGTTCAGTCAAGTCCCAAATGTTAACTTGAGTATCAGAACCAGTATCCTCAATGGTAACAAGCATCAAGCTCGTGAATAAAAGATCGCCACTAGAATCATTCCCGGTCCATTTACCATTCCACGATTTACCATCAACAGAGGGACCGAAGATGGCTTGATCAACGAAGGTTGCATTGGTTTCGAGGACGCCAGCGTAGGCAGCAGAAAGTATGCCTTCGCCTCCAGAAAGGCCATCAACAGGTATCTTGGTTACAGACATATTTTATTCCTCTTTTGTATTACACTAAAGATTGTGCTTCAACGTGCGCCGCATATGCCGCTTTGATTTCATCAGTCCAGACCGCATTGGCGATTGCCGCTACATCATCAGGCTGACCTGATAGATCAGCGCCGGGGGCTAGCACATAGCGGTGGAAATTACCCCGTGATTTTATTTCATCGGTGTCGTCATCCACGATTAAGCTGTCTTGACGCACTTGAACGTGTTTGAAATCTCCGACAACTTCGATTTTGTCTACGATTGTTTTTTCAACTAAAGCCATTGTTTTTTTTCCTTTTAGCTATTGGTTCGATATGTACCGCCAACAGACATGGCGATAGTAGAGCTACCGCAGCCGATTTCACTGTAGCTGGGGAAATCTGCCGTCCCGTGGCTTGTACCTTTGGTATACCAAAACATTTCGTTAGTACCGCCACTGACGCATGGGTAAAGTGGCCCGTCTAATCCTGATGTAGTGTATCCCTGTGTCAGAGCGTGGTGGTGCTGTGCAAAGCTGGTGCTTACGAAGGGAAGACCATCGATAGTGGCCGTACTGCCATCTGAGGTATTTGAAAGTGTCGCCACCATCCAGATTGCCACTACCGAACCAACTTTTACATAATGGCCCTCGACGTTTGAAAAAGACCCGCTGAAATTACTTGCCGCCGTGGGCGTGAAGGTGCCTTCTTCATAGTCATCTAAGAGTTCGCTTGTCATCGTTCCGGTGCTGTCTGCCGTGGCAGAAAAGTCGATGCCGTTGCCGGATGCGACGATGAGATTTCCGCTGGTGATTGTGACATTGCCGCTGCCCGTGGTTACGCCGGTAAGACCAGCAGTTTGCCAACTATTATCGCCACGTAGAAAATTCCCCGATCCGGCACTGCCAGATGCGCTGAGATGAGCTATATCAACGGAACCAGCAGCAATCTCTGAACTGTCAACTGCATTTGCAGCAATCTTCGCCGCTGTAACAGCATCATCTGTAATACCGGCTGTATCTACAATAGAATCAGCAGGGGCAGGTCCAAGATATGGCATATTATGTAATCTCCATGATTGACAGAACTACGTCTGTGGATGCTCCTGCCGTTACAGACAACGTATCCGTAGCTTCCATAACAACCTTATTACCACCCATCAATTCTAGTGAACTGTTACCGGGAATACTAACATCAGTAATAAGCTCTACCGTCTGGTTAGCTTCATCATTATTTCCTGCCCTACCAGCAGTATCAGACCCCAATGAAACAGTTGCAGTAGTTGCACTACTCGTTGTGTTCCCCAGCATAAGCCCCAGAACAATAGTAGTTGTGCTACTTGCAACAGTGTAGATAACATCAGCAGAGGTCACGTTTGCCTTAGTTACCGCCTTAAAAGTATTAGCCATGTTTATTTCCTTTTTTAGCTATGTTATCCCAAAGCAATCGCCAATGCCGTGGCAGTACCTTCTGTAATACCACCAGCATACGTACTAATATCAGATGCAGGAATTTGTTTTGTAGTTGAACCATCAATCACAATGAATGCATCGGTATCCGCAATAGTAATGGATGATGTAGATTTAGCTGAACCATCCAATAAGTTTAGCTCACTGGTGGTTACATTAGCACCGTCAAGAATTTCTAGTTCTGTTTCAGTAATTTCTGCTGATCCGATTGTGAAACCAGTAGCAGTTACAGTACCAGTAGAGGTGATGGCACCAGAACCAATCGTACCAGCAGCGGTTACGTTAGCACCGCTGAAGGTCAGTGCAGTAGTCGTACCGGATTTAATAATCAAGTTACCACTGGTATTCGTAGCAGAACCGAAGGTAACACCGTCATCACCGAAGAAAACATCTCCTCCATCTGCATCAAGAACAATATCACCGGCAGTATCTACAACTAGATCACCAGTATCATTTACGATATAAGAGTTAGTTCCACCATGATACAGGTTCAAATCTTCACTGGCACCGATTGTTAGGCGACCAGTAGCACTATCTCCTGTACGATCATCTGCATCTGCATCAACGTCAATTGAAAGCAACCCACCGGAGGTGATGTTGGAAGTACCATTATCAATACTACCAAAACCAGATGAAATAGAGCCACTATCCAATGCACCTGTAGTTACAAGATTAGGCATCGCAGTGATTTCATCATCTAAGTATGCAGCAAGATCAGTAACAGCTACCTGTTTCATGGTGCCGTCATCGTTGAATACAACCCTATCTGCATCAACAACAGTCGTTGAAGTGGCAGAGGTATCGCCATCCATGATGTTCAGTTCAGTGGTAGTTACAGTAGCACCATCTAAAATTTCTAACTCTGCCTCAGAGATACCAGCACTGCCGATTGTCACGGTTCCTGCGAAGGTTACATCGGCACCGCTCATCGTCATTGCAGTAGTCGTACCAGACTTGATGATTAGATCACCACTTGTGTTGGTCATCGAACCAAACGTAGTGCCATCATCCTTGAAGAAGATATCACCACCATCAGCATCAAGAACGATATCTGTACCTGCATCTACAGTAGCAATAGCGGAGGAAGAGATGGTTAGATTTGTTCCATCACCCTCAATCTTCTCACCGTCATCACCAAAGGTAATTCCTACATCTGTTGGAACATTGATATCAGAAGTAGCAGTCAGGTTGATATCTGCACCGGAAGTTACCGTCAGGTCAGTATCATCGCCTTCGATCTTCTCCCCTGTACCAAACGTAACTCCCACATTAGTAGGAACAACCACATCGGTAGTTGCAGTAAGATTAATAGCACCACCAGATGCTACAGTAAGATCAGTACCATCACCTAAGAGAGACTCCCCACCTTCATCAGAAAGAAAAAGTTTCTTAGAACCATCTATTACTACATCATCAGAAAACTTGAAGTGGTCTTCATCTTCCATCCACGTAAGAACACCATCATTCGATTCCCCATCAAAGGTAACTGCAATATCAGTACCAGCAGTCCCATCACCAATCGTAATAGCTGTACCTAATAGTTTCGTTACATCACCGCCTTCACCACCAGTACCATCGTGACTATGACCAGAATCAGCAGTAAAGGCCAGTACTAATTGATCAAATTCATCATTAGAATCTGCTGCCTGAATAGTGTCGCCGTCCGTAAATGTAGACTGTCTTGTATAGGTATTACCCATTATCTATCCCTTTTATCGCTGAACACCGGGGGTAAATTCTAGCTGAAATCCATTTAATACAAATGGTGCCGACCCAGTATCCTCATCAATTTTAATTGCTACAGCAAAACCACTACCCTCAATTGGCTGTCTAATTAGTGGAGTACCACTTGCACCATATGCCGCCGTGCCATACGTAGTTGTAGCTGCCCCATATGTCGCAGCACCAGCACCCTCAGTAATATTATATACAGCAGGTTGCGGCACCCTAAAATCATCAAAATCATATCTAACTCTAAGCTCTGCTGACAATGTGCCTTCTGTAGTGTAATTAGAAATCAACCGTTGAAAGTTCTTCCGTACCCCAGCATCACCAATAATAATATCAGGGGAACGATAAAATGATTTAATATTAGTACCATGAAAAGTGTTACCGTTTTCTTGTTGGTATACAAAACCATCATACCCTCCGTGTACTACTACCTCTATCGCCCCTATATAAAAGGAATCTGCACAGGAGGGTTTTAGTCCTTTTATATCACCCCATTGATATCCTATTCCACCCTGTTGTCCTTCTTTAATTGTACCTACAACACCTAATTGATTAGTTTCACCACCGACTGCCTTTGGGAAAAATAATCTATACTGTGATTTTTCTCTTACAGTGACCGAACTAATATTATCAAAACTAAGGGCATCAATACGCTCTTGGATAGCCTTACTTACTGTTCCTAATTCAACGTCACCAATTTTAGTTGTACCGGCGATTGTACGCAATCCATCAGGAGCAAGGTAAATAAGATCACCTGCTACCTCTTGAACAGAATGCTTATCCCTACACCCTATTTTAGTTGTTACTGGCACTACAACAAAATCAGCAGCACTCGTACCTTGCAAAGCGTATATACTATCTGTGCAGAAAATAAATAGCCTATCTCGAAAGCCACGTATTGCAACAATAGTATCATTTACATTAATACTACCCGCCCCATTAGCTACAGTAAAATCATTTTCATTAAAAGGTGCAGAGAAAGTAAGTTCTTGAGAAGTAGACTTAGCAAAAAACATATGGTTTCTATGCACTGCTACACTATCAATAGTAGTAGGAAACCCCGTACTGTTTAAAAGAGTATAGGTAGTTCCATCATAAGATGCGGGAGGGTTTACACCATCCACTATACAAATTTTATCTGTACCATTAAAGTTATATCTTGCGTATGTATATTTTTCTGCGCTAGTTCGAGCTTCATCAATCTTAGTCCAGTTAGTAGAGATGATATCATTCTTTACGTATTCCGCTGCACTTGTTCCGCCCTGCGCTCTGCTTACACCAGTAAAAGTCGTAGCTGTTTTACCTGTATAGGCTACCTGCTCTGACTTAATAAATAAAGTACCACTAGCAGCAAAACCAGATGTATCGTTTACTGTGAATGTAGTTACTGCATCAGTATGAGTGATAGTTAAAAAAGTAGAAGTTGCCTTTCCTACAACAGCCCCCCTTGCAGCTATAACATTATTACCAAGTATAACTGTCATAAGAAGTTCATCAGAACCAGTTTTACTTGTTGTACCTAAATTAGTATCATTAAATTCCTTTAATACATATTTATTCGTACCAGCCATTCTACGATAACCGCCCTTAATAGAAGGTTCAAAGTTCTGCAACTGTAGTGCGGAACCTGTAGGCTGAGTAAAAGTATCCTTATTTAATACTAAGCCACCATCTAAAGAAATAACTTGCTGTTGTATTTGTGCCATTATTATCCTACAAAACTTTCACTAACCGTTACAACCACATTTAATTTACTCGCTGTTCCAGCAGTAACTACAATAGTATCCGCTGCTTGCATTGCTATAGGGCCTGAATTAAGTACATCTAAAATATCGTCTGCTGCCATGCTATACGTAGTTACAATGGGTGTATCGGTAGAGGATAATACTACTTTAATAGTAAGGTCAACGGCACCACTATGTAGATTATTTACATATAATAGCTTAACTTCTGTTTCAAAATTAGCAGGACAGGTATATACGGTTGTTGCGCCTGTTCCCGTCAGAAGCTGCCCGACTGTACGTAGCCTTGCTGTATTATCTCTAGCCATTTAAAAGTCCTTAACTTGAGCCTACAGACCTTGAAGAAAAGTATTCCGATAAACCGCTTGGTTTCATTACTACAGTTGATCTAACATAATCGGTACGATTAGATAACAAAGACTGCATATTTTTTATGCCTGCTTCAAATCGTCCAAAATTTGCTTGATACTGATCTATTTCACCCCTGTATTGATAAACATAAGCAGTTGCTCCATCAACAATAATAGCGGCAAATCTATCTGGTATTGTAGGAGTATCCGTTGAAGCAGATAAATCAGAAGCAAAGGTAAAATAATCATATTTTACAATATACGTTTTATCTGGATAGGGATAAAGCGCAAAATTATTATCTAGTTTTCGTATCACGCATGTAGGTATTCCACCACTATCAAACTGGGCAACTGTAGTACCATCGGTATGCGTTGTTGCATCTGAACCTCGTGTACAACCAGTAAAGGTAGTAGATGTAGTACCTGTATAGGTTATTTTTTCATTGTCAATTTGTATAGTACCAGTAGAAGAAAAATCAGAAGTACTTACTACTGTAATAGTAGTAGCACCAGCACTAAGAGTGCCCCCCTCATTTAATGTAGTAGTTTTAACAGCCTCAGCACCTTCAATAAATCTATCCACGTATTCATAATATGTCAATATATTTAGATTATTGCCTGTTATACTTAAACTACTATCTTCTACAAGCCTGAATGTATTATAGTCTACTACTTTAGCATCTGCAGGTAAAGAGTAGTCTGCTACCCCCGGCGTTACTGTTAGTGCTTTTGTAGTGTGATTAAACGGCCAGTTAAATTCTTTTTGATTAATCCATCTAATTGAATCATTAACAGCATTCTTAGCTAAGGTTTGAATACCACGAGAATTAGCCCAGTTAGCAGAGGTCAATTCTACTTCATTCATTCTAGCTAATACAAAATTTGTTAATGCAAGATAAGTAGCCATAAAATGTTCCTATTATAATTAATAATAGTAATGTGAGTCAGCCGAAGCCAACCCACATCACCATTACATACTACTACGCAAGAGTATCACGATCTACTTCATCAGCAGTCATAACACCTACGTCACTGACATCCATCATAATCGCCCAAACCCGAACCTTACCAGCGGTAGGTGCAGTTGAAGCGGTTTTGATAAGAATATCAATAGTATCGGCACTCTCCGTAATCAGAGGACGGAAATCCGCTGCATTAACAGAGTACGTACCAGCGGCAGTGCCGCTATCTGCGTCAAAACCATCGGCAAAAATATCAGGCTCCGTGCCCGTTACGCCCAGATCAAACGTGGTATCGCTACCAGAATCACCAGACATAGCGGTCATAATTTCCATACCTGCATTAAGCACAACTGTGTCAGCAGGAATAGTAATAGCCTGAATAATATCGGCTGCGGCGTTAGTAACGCCGGTATTAGCCATATTAATAGTATTTTGTACCATGTATGGTTGCCGCCCACGGGCATCCGCGCCGTGAGCAGATTTCAATAGTGCAGTTACTGTTGCCATAATTCTATCTCCTCTTACAGGCCAGAAGTCCAGATGGCGTTTACAAGGGCTTCTGGACGAAGAACCTTGCGACCATACAAATGCATTCCACGCACAATATCACCAAAGCTATCGGGATCACGATAACTTTCAGTTTTATTGATCTGTTGCGCGGAAGCTACAGCAGAAGAATGCCCAGCAACAATCACACCAAAATGAGTGGAGCCCGTACTCGTAGTTGAGGTTGGACCCGAACCCTTCTGGGGCAAGTTATTGGACATGTAGACCTTAAAGCCATGAATGTTATTAACAACCAAGCCGTTGCGTAGACCAGACCCGCCCCAATCAGCCTGCAAAAGACGAGAATCCTCGTCCTTCAAAAGCTCACAGAAAACCGGATCAAGTACCAACCAACGTCCAGAAGTATCAACATTCTGTTGGTCTAGCTTACGAGACATCCTAGCAATAATTTGCATAGGAGTAGCGTTAGCAGTAGTGGTATTCAAAGTGTCAGCACCCGTCCGGGGCTTAACAACAATTGAATTACTCGCGGAACCACTGTTAAAGTCAGAAGCATCTAGCTTCATGCTCGACAGTAGTTCATCAGTGCCAGCAGTAGATACCGCTACAGAACCGCTGGTAGACGTATTGACCGTATCGGGAGTACCGTGGAGGACGGATTGCGTCCAGCCACTGAGATAACCCAAAACATCTTGGTCAAACTGATCCGCCAAACGATACGCAGCACGATCCGTCGCTAGGCTCTGAAAATTCACATGCGAATGAGCTTCCTCAATATCATCGACCTTAAAGGCAAAGTAGTTAGCCTTATCGACTTTGAGAGCAAACTCTTCATCATCTAAATCTTGGGGCTGGATAACCTGCCCACGAGCATACGCTTTTACAGAAATCTCTGGCTCTTTGATGATTTTAACTTGGTCGCCCATGTTAGCAATCTCACCATAATAGTCAGAGTTAGTAATTTCTTCTACTACAGATGCCTTACGAAAAGCAAGTTGCACCTGTTTGGAGAAGATGGTGGGGCTGAAATTGCCGTTTGGCAAATTGCCATGCCCCGCTGCTGCCGTGAATGCCATATTGTATTCCTTTCACAAAAGCATAAACAGACGCTAACTTACGATTGTCTTTAGAGGCTATTCTTTTAGGGTGCATGTATTAATATATTTGGCCTAATATACTAATGATGGGCCTAAAATAAAATAGGTAAGTCGTTAAGATAATAGTAGTTGCATAATTTAGTGTTAGTTATGAGTAGTCCTATACATTAGGAGGTCATGTAGTCTAATTGTGCATACTTTTACACACAACCATAGTTATATTAATTTATTCAGATTTGTCAAGGATTATCTTGCTGATCCTGAAACATCGTAAATAAATTTATTAGCTCTTATAGCTTCCATAATATCATCTTTATGTGTCTCGTAGTCATCAGTAGACATGCTTTGTACCTGAGACTCTTTAAGATAATCTGCTGTTTCATCCGATTGTAATCTATTACGTTCAGACTTCTCTGTTACAGCAAAGGCCGCATCATCTTTGTTCTTTTTCTTAGTGGTCTTTTTAATACCTTTGTCTGCTTTATACAGATCAATTGCTCTGGATGCAGCTAATGCATCGCTATCATTTTCATACAGTGCATCTTGAATCCACTTAGGTTGTTCTTCTGCCCATTCGTGAAACTCATCATCACTCCGTATACTGTCAAAATCTGGATGAGTTTGCATTAATTGTGCTTCCGCTTTATCCCGCACCGCACCCTCTTGCATTTCATCTATTTCACGTAAACGCTCTTCTAGTCCGTGCGCTTGTTCTTGGGCTTTCTTTGTTGCAATGGTTTCAATAATACCAGCTACATCAGGATATTCTTGCGCCCACTCTTCAATCTCTTGTTCTGATTTAGGTAGCTTTATCTGTTCTTTTGTTACTGTATCTAATTGGGACTCTAGCTTCCTGATCTTTATTTGCAATTCATCTGTTTGTTTTTGCGTATGCCTACGTAAATCACCATATCGTTTTTTAAATGTTTTCTCTTCAGCAGATTTAGGAGCCTCTTCAGCATCTTCTTCCTGCTGCTCCTCTGGCTCATTTTGCTGAGAAAATAATTCTTTTAGTTCCTCTTCTTCTTTTTCAATTCTTTCTTGATTAGAACTTGGTTTTTCAATGAAAGCTTTCTTAGGTACTTCTTGACTTTGTACTTCTTCTACCATAATACTTCTCCTTCTCTGGGGCCACCGTAGCTGTATAAATACAGGGGATGAGTAGCCAGCTTACAGGTTTATTCTACTTCAAGGGGGGTATAGACTTGTTTTCCTTGCTGCGTGGCTAACCCGTTACCACGTTGTGATTTAGGAAGCATAAAAGTTCCTAATATAATATCAATATGATTACCAAATATTTTTCTAATAACCTGTCTGATAGAGCTATTCATAAATTTTCTAACAAGCTCTTTTTCTTGCTGAGTTAACTGGGCGTACTTTTTATATGCTTGCGCCATATCTATTGTCATGTTATATTCTTTAGGAGGGCCAGAGCCTTGTTCCCTTCGGGGCGGTATGTTTGTAGCAACCATATTAAATCTCCTCTTTTTTATATAAACTATTATAATTTGATGTAGCGGTAAAGATGCCTATTAAATAACAAACAGGTTCTCCTAATAATCTAATTAATTTACCTAAAAAAGAACCTTGCGGATAATTATTTTTATCCATAATATGAGCAATTTCCTTTGCCCTAAATAAAGCAAGGGGATAAACGCTATTTGTTATCGTTTTACTACGCCGCATTTTTTTAACGAGAGGGATTGCCCAAAAATGATATCCTCTAACTGTAGTATCTGATATATATTTATCTGAATGTAAAGCATCTAAAACATATAAATTTTTATCTAGTAGTCCCTGTGTGTACAATTCTGAACATATCACCCGCCCATCGCCGCCCGTGCCCTCACCTGCATCAAGTCCTAAATCTGCTGCTGCATTAGTAACACTTGCTGTTGCTTCTGCTTCCGCCGCTGCAGCCGCCGCTGCTGCTGCTGCTGCATCTGCGTCATCTTGACCTACAACTCCTATATCTGCTGCATCTTGTGTAGCACTAGCTGTTGCTGCTGCTGCATCTGCTGCTGTCTCTGCTGCGTCTGTATCTGCTTGTGCGTCTGCCATGCCTGCTGTCTCTGCATGGCCTACCGGGCCGGAAGTAATGCCAAGAGCAGCGTCAATTGCATCTATAAGTCCACCACGCCCCGGAGCATCAGGTGGACCTGTATCTGGACCTTCCTCATCTCCTGACATACCATCTATAATTTCTTCTTCTTTTCTCTCCTCTGGTGCCAATATATCTGCTTCCGGCGTTGCAAGCCTCGGAAATTCAGAAGGTACTTCTGGTTTATCTGGATCAAATCGTACAAAACCTTCTGGGGCCTCAAATGTTTGCCTACCATTAAGAACAGGAATTTGAACAACTTCACCC